AGATCCTAATGGACCACTTATTTGTAGTGAATAAGAATTAAAATATAAATTATGACCAACATTGTTTCCTGTATTATGGGATTTAGGTTTTCTTGGTGTGGTTGGGTAAGCCTGAATTGGTACGTTTAAATAATAATCACCACTAACTAATAAATTTGAATTTTGACCAAAAGTTGTGTAACCAAAAATTCTTGACAAATCATATGAAATATTTTGTTTTTGAGTGTGGGGATCAACACCTCTAACCATAATAATAACCTCGAAGTTTTGATACCCTGGCATGTATTGTAAGGCTGGTGAAGTTGTTCTGATGTTATAGGAAGGGGAATTTGGATTGAAAGGGAATAATCCGCAGTCAGGTGTTGCATATTTTATTCTATGTAACAAATATTCATTAGGAAATAAACCTGGCGTTGTATTATTTGACATAGAAAGAAAGGTGCCAACAGTCATACCCGTAACCACTTGGAAATATTCTATGTCTGTTGGGTATTTTAAATAACTTTCTTCATACCCGTTTATTCCTGGCACTCCTTGTAATGTGGAAGGTATTTGTGTTTCTGTTGTTGCGGTAATAATTATTTGTGATGTTAAATTAGATACTTGATCAATATTTAAAAAATTAGCATATCCAACACTTACGGTTGTCTGTCCTGTAAATGTAACTCCTGTAATTGAGTTTGTTTGAAATTGATTAAATGATGCCCCTGTTAAATTAACAAATGAATTAGATAGATTTGGATCTTGAAATGAAAAGAATTGTCCCGTACCCAAAGAACTTGTCGTTCCAGGATTTGCCAAAACCACTAATACTTGGTCATAAAAATTATTTGGTGAATTATTAACATTTACTTTAATTCTATTCGGTCCGACACCAGTACCAGCGTTTGTAAAATATTTATCTCTTGTATTGAAATCATTGAGTTTTTGCGGATAAGTAACCGATGTTGGAATCGCAAACCATCTTTCATTTAAACCTATGGTACTATCTTTTCTTGCAGACCACAAAAATGGTTGTGGTGCGTGTAATAAGTCTTTTTCGTTTGGTGTTAATTTTATAGGGTCTGTTGAACTTAATATATCATATCCTGAGAATATTCTTAAAAAGTCAAAACTAGCCCTTACGACTAATTCAGGGTCAATATCTTGTTGTTGTAATGTGTATGAAAAAGACTGAAAGTTTTTAATCGGTCCGCCACAATCAAAAAGACCATCGTCAGGGTCATTTGAGTCTATTGGGTTTTGATTTAAATTTGGATGTGATATATCATAAGAACCAGGTGAGTTTACAGGTGCCAAAAAACTTCTTGGAACCGCCAACTGAAGATTCGAACCGCTACCTGATTCGGCAATTTGTTGGTCTATTTCGTCTTGAATTGATTGAGGTGTAACATCATCATCTAACTCGGCAGTATTACACTCACATTCACAAGTTGTGCAATCATTATATGTTATCATTGGAAACCCTAATCTAGGTATATTAAGTCGTCTCCATGTTCCATTTCTAAAATCAAATATTGCGGCTGTAATAAATGCTAAATAAACTATCGAGGACGCAAAAGTTAAAATTGAGTATGCGGCGTCTCTGACCGCAGCCAAAGTATCTTTTATTAATTCGGGAGTTAGACCTGGATCAATAACTGGACCTGTAGGTGTAAAAGAAATTAAACTTAAAGCGTCATTTACCGCCTCTTGAGCGGTGTCAATGGCAACCGCAGCGGCTTGATAACTATCAGCAATAAATCTAATACTTAGAAACAAAAGAACCCATTTTAAGATTGGCCAAATAAATGCAACAAAATGTGTTACAAACAATAAAGTCATCAATGGAAATATTAAAATGTTTGTGAAAATGTTAAAAACAAAAAACAATGGGTCAAAGTTTCTTATAATATCATTTACTGGAAATGTATTGTTAGTTGATGCACAAGCTCTATCGTCTATTTCTTTGATACCCAAATGTTTTGCCCTACCAATACCATTTTTATATCTGTCAAGAAAAAGTGCTGTTGTATATACTTTATTATAATTAAATTCATAAAACCTATCTTCACAATTAATGGCTTCTTGGATCATTTGTGTATTACCATAATCATTCCAATCTAATGAAAATGCGTAAGATCTAAAAACATCATATAGTTCAATAGGATATTCAGTGAAAGTAAAATTTTGTGGTTGGTTTGTATTTAAAGCGATACCATCAATATAAAAAGATGATAGTGCGGGTATAGAAATTTGATTTGGGTCTCCAAAATATTGTTGTCCGTTGATATAAATAATAAATGATGATGTATTTGGAGCACTAACAAACTGAAGACCTACAGGTCCGATTATTTGAGTTGGTCCTACGGTGTTGTTGGCAGAAATTTGATAATTAAATGTGGTTGGTTTTTTTGTTTGTAATGGATCCTTATCATAAACTGACCATCCGTATTCTTTTATATTTGGTACTAAAAAATGTGCTCTTTGGAAGTTTCCGCTGTAATCTTGTTCTTTAATCCCTACTTCTTTTTTTACTTTATTTAATTGTTCATCAATATTTTTTTGAATGTCCGACAATGTTAAATTTTGTTCTTTGTTCACCCATTTAAATTTGAACCTATACTTACCTTTTGTGGCAATTCCTTTTGTTGGATCTTGAGATAAAATTTGTTGTCCGAATTCGTCAGTTACAACATAGTCCAAATTCATAGGTAAATTAACTAAAAATGCCCCATCTCCGTCTATAACTTTCCCATTATTTTCTAAATTATATTGTTCTAATATTGGGTATCCATCATCATCGGTGTTAATTGTCTGTCTAATTGCCATTATTTGACCCTCACCCGCAATTAAATCACAAAGATTTCCGGTGTCATTTTTTGGCTTACAACTTATTTTAAGAGCGTCATCGTTTGTTGTTGATATTATAGAACCCATGAACACTGAAGTAGGTTCTATTTTAATGTTAGCTAATTTTGTCAAATCAAAATCAACTCTAGTTATTCCAATTTGACAAATATCTGTATCACCCCAAAGTGGTCTCACATCAACATCAAAATTTAAATTTACTATTTGAGGTAATGAATCTAAGTTTGTCGATGTTTTAAAACTGGCACCATCTACTTGGTCTTCAGTGGCAACTCCTTGTTGTATCAAATCTTGTGGTGAAAGTGAAAAACAACCGATGTCTGATAAATCAACATCCATAACCACCGTTTGATCCCCCAACGGAACCCCAAAAATCATAAAATCACCACTTTCATTAGTTTTTACAGAAAATCTATAATACTTGTCATACACTTCAATATATGATTGATCCATTAGGGCGTCAGCTCTTGTCGGAAAAGTTCCCGTCGCTTGATGTCCAATGTATGCAGGATCTTTCGGTAATAGATTATATCTGTAACCTTCTTCGTTTCTATCGGATAAATTTTGATATGGGTATAATTCCGCAATAATAGGATTTAACTGATCTTCAGTTTCTAATGGTATGAAAACCGAAACTCTAGCATTCGGAACACCAAATCCATTATTTACCAAAACTCTTCCTACTATAACACCATAGTCTGAACAAAATCTGGTATAAACATCTTCAGATAATAACTTTAAAGAAAGTATTTCTAAAAACTCAAAATCTTGATCTAATTCTACGTTTATGTACTTATCAACACCAACTTGTGTTCTTATCCTATATGACTTTGGCATTAATTTTTTACTTTTTTGATAAATAGTTTATTTCCTATTTTCAAAAATAGGTCTAAAAGTCAAAAAATAAATTACTAAGAAAAACTAACGGTTTTTAAATTAAGAACTCTAACCGTAATGTCTTTATTTGGAAATCTAATTTGATAGATCTGTGATGGTTCGGCAAATATAGTATCTGCAAATAATTGTATCTCTCGAGTTGCAGGATCTGAATAGGTTTGTGATGTTTCAAATGATGAATATTGACCTCCAACTAAATTGAAAAATCTCATATCTGAAATACTAATAACCCCATTTTGACTTTGAATTAATCTTTTTAGTTCAGACACGACAACATTTTGACCTAATTGTCTTGTAAGTGGATTAAAATAATCCGAAATAATTTCAATAACTTTAGCGACTACAGCACCTGATGTTGTTGAGCTATCTAATACGACATCACACTCTACGGCTAAATCTATAGGTTGAGCACTTTCAATTGAAATATAATCATTTATCATTCGATAGTTTGATAAATAATTTGCAACGTTTTGTTTTAAAGTATTTGATATAACATCAGTTAGATTACCGCTAGTGTCGTAAGACAACATTTTTATTTTTATTTTATTATTTTCTTCGGTTATTGAAACTTTCGCAGGTGCCCCAAAGATAGAAGGCATTGTTCTGATTATTGAGTCATAATCATTTACAGTGACGGCTCTGTTTTGGGCTGAGAAGTTGAATGAAACCATTTGTCTAACATCTTCGGTTGTTGGTGCGTTTGCACCTCCAATAGCTGCCGTAACATTATTACATCTAAGACTATTGATAACAGTTCTATTTACATTAGCCGATGGTCCATTTACAGAAAAAGAAACAGTACCAATTTGATTTATAGTATCAATACCTAAATTACTTCCAGTTCCTCCTCCAATTCGGTATTGGATAAACAAAGTACTATTTGATTTTAATGTACTTCCCAATCCTAAATTATTCGAGTATCTAGAAATGTCAAATCCTTTACCATCTCTTGCAAATTCTCTTAATTGTTGTTCGGCAGAAATATTACCACCCCCAAATGTTAATTTACAAAAACCTTCAGGTGTATATTCTGATATAAATTTTTGTGATGTAGATATGTATCTTCCAACTTTTATACCAGGTTGATCAGATGGTTTAGTTGGGTCTTCAACAAATACTCGATCTTCAACCAACGCTTTAACTTCATACCATCGATCAGGACCAAGTGTAATAAAATCTTGTGGTTGTGGTATTGTACTATATTGTGTTCCATCTTTTAACAAAACACTTGTTATACCTAAAACATTTTTCTCAGGTAAAAACAAAGGAAAATATGGTACAACATCATTAGGGGTAATAACTCTTTTGAAAACTTTTGTAACCCCATTAACCACAACTTCTCTTTTTGTTATGGTATAATTTATTAAGTTACCACTAGAGTCAAAATTTGGTATTTTTAGTCGGTTTGGTGTTCCTTCAGCATTTATTGGTGATGCGAAATCAATATCATAAACGGTTTCAAATGGTTGTCCTGCACCATTTACTTGTGATCCTCTTCTTAATATTCCACAATATCTTAAATCTTCTCTGTCACCAAAAGCAGGAACCGTAATCGAAAAATCAACTAAAGCAACAGATGGTCTTTGACCAGGTACTTTTAATCCGTAAGTTCTTGCGATATTATATATTGACGATCTTTGTTGTGCAAATTGTAATACAGTTTCTTGAATACTTCTATCAATTTGAAATTGTAGGTTATCAGTTACCGCAGCGTTAAGATCTAATAGTACTGAAAAAATTCCAGCATCATTAAAATTTTGAACTAACTCAGGATAGTAAGTTCTTGTAAAATTTATTAACTCGGTTCTTACCCCTTGAAAATCTCTTGTTGTATAGGAAATCTTTTTTTCTGCCATATATCATTAAATATTGATGATAACAAAATCACTACTTTCAAATGCTTGATTTGTAACTTTGTAATCTATTTTAATTTTTGCTGTGTGTTCTAATTGTGATATGTTAGGAACTTTAAATTCTCTTTCTTTAAATTCATTTACGGTATAACCTTTATCTTCCAATCCTGCAGAAGCCGGTTCGATAGTAACATTTGTGACCAACAAATTTGGCATATATGTTCCAATCGATTCTCTAATGTCTGCCTCAATATCAGAAAATGTAGGGCCATCTAATGGTTCGAAAATATATTCATAAAGTCTTGTACCAAAATCAGGCAAGTAATATCTTGTACCCTTTTTGGTCAATATTAAATGAACCAAAGAGTTTCTTATTTCTTCTTCGTTTGTATTAGAAACATCCAAGTATCTACCTACGAATGAATCCCTAAACGGAAAAGTTATACCATATGAAATACCTGTCGACATATCATCAATAAATATAGGTTAGGTTTTTTTTAAGTAAAAATTAGTATAAATAAAAAACCCTCCTTTTTGGGGAGGGTTAAGATTTTTTATCTTTTTTTATATCTTCTTCTATAACTTTCGTTGGTTTCCATATAGGAGTCGTCTTTTGCAACTAATTTTGCAAGACCCATTAATAGACCTGTAACACCCCAACTAATTGCGAATCCCGCGACCATGGGTGCTGCTACGGTTCCAACAAGAGCACCACCAATCAAAATGGCTGCAGGTACTCCTCCCCATCCAGCAATATTTCCAGCCCCTATTCGGTACATCATTTTAGCCGCCTTTTGTCGTGGATCACTATCTTCTTCTTCTGACATTTCACCACCCATCATATTATCACTAACAACATTTTCAATTTTACTATGAACTTCATTAGCCGAAGAAGTCTCATCAATACCTAAATTATCTAAAGTCATTTTTAATTCTTCTTTTTCCTCATCAGTTAATTGAGAATAAATGTCCTCAAGTTTCATTTCAACTTTAGGTTTTTCAATAAGATTTTCTACTTTGTTGGCCATCATATTGTTATTTTCTTCTTCTTTGATAACTCTTTTAACAATACGAGTTAAATCTGATTCTGTTAGTCTTACTATTTTTTTCATAATAATTTTTATTTATAAATATATGATTACAAAAAAAATCACTAATTTCTTAGTGATTTTTCTACGATTTTATTTCCTTTCACATATTTCGGTTCGTAGGGACAATTTAAACATTTTGATCCACAACAAGAACCCCTTTTAATATGGTAAGATTTGGTCATAACAATTTTTCCGTTTTCATTTTTATAAAAATCAGGTTCAGGAGATTTTTTTGATGTCTCCTGAACATATAATTGTTGTATCCAATCGTTTGATGCATTTACAGTCATAACTATACTATTTCACAGGCACCTCCAGCACAAGCTGCTTCACCACTAAGATTTGTATTGTCTTGTAATTCAATTACTTTTGTTAGATCAACATTATTTAATGTTTTTAACAAGTTTTCGAATTGTTCTTTGGTACAATCTTCAAAAGGTGCTTGTGTATAAGTTCCTCCGTTATAAGGTAATACAGATAATCCGTTATAGAACTTTCTGTTTTTCCACATCCATTCTCCAACTAATTCCCACTCATCTTCTTTGATTGAAACTGTTGCAGATACGTTATGACTATTTTGTCCTGATCTATGCCCATTTTTAATCCACTCTTTTGAAACTTTTTTAACTCTTTCTAACATCTCAAATACGGACTCATATCGTAAAATTGATCCTTCAGGTGCCATCTGTGGAATTGTAATTACCGCAGTGTCGTGTGGACGGAAGTATTCATCTTCAACAAGTTCGGGATGATTAATAGCAAGATAAGAATAAATTGCCTCATTTTTCCCAACACGGATTCTTCTTAAATAATAGTCATTATGCCAAGCGTGAATTCCTGATGAAGTTCCCAATACCAAAGATGATGTTCCTGATGGTTTAACTGTGGTTGTTCTTGCAGCCTTATTAATTCCAATAAGTTCAGCGACTCTTTCGTTTTCATCTTTAACTGCCTGTGCGGCCGCTTCCATATCATAACCTAAAACAACTCCTGATCCAATACCAGTCATTCCAACACCAATAAGAGCATCTTTTTCTGTGGTTCTTTTCCATACATCACGAAGATAATGGAAGTCTGTATATCCTGCTTGTAATGTTCCAATGAACGCTGCCCCTTTTACTCTTTTTTCAAAGTCTTCTTGTGATTCAATATCAGATGCGTTTACTTCACATAAATTACAGAATTGGTAAGGACGAAGACCGATTTCACAACAAGGATTTGTTCCCCAATCTTTATCATTTGATAAATAAATTCCTGGTTCACCTGCTCCTGATAATTCAATTCTTTTCCACAAATCCATAAAATATTCTTTGGTTATTTTGTGACGAAGTAAAACTGCTGAATTGTTTGCTCTTCCTCTTTGTGGGTTTTGTTCCCACCAATTTCCTGATTTACAAGAAATCATTTCTTCATCATCAGCAGAAAACAAACTGATAAGTGCTGCTCTTCTAATACCTCCGGCTAAAACTGCGTCAGCAATATGACATACAATATCGTGAGTTTCGATTGGTGTTAGTTTTTCACTATCTTGTTTTGATTCAAATACTTTTGTGATATTATGAATACAATCTTTAAGTGGTTGTGGTCCAGGTGCCTTTCCCCCTGATGTTACCAACAATGCTCCTTTTTGTCTGATGTCAGAAAAATCAAAAATTGGTGTTGATGATTTTAATCCTAAATAAGATTCAATTAATACTTTAATTGCGTCAGCCCACCCTTCAATAGAATCTCCAATCAAATATCTTCTTGTTCTATTTGGGTTTGGTCTTTTAATTTCGGGTAGTTTATCAACGTGATGTTTTTGAACCGAAAAACCAACTCCTGTTCCACCTAAAAGTAAAAACATTGTTTCTGAAAAAGCATCAGCATGGTCAATTGGTAAATAAGCACAATTGTAAACTCTGTTTGGTGAAATCTCAATTGGTTTTCCACCAAATTGTAAAGATCTCATAGATGGAAGAATTTTTTTGTCATATACCATTTGATATACTTCCTCAATCTCTTCTTTGATTTGGGGGTATTTTTTTTGGTGCATTTCTTTGTTTCTTGTCACCAACTCTTCCCAAGTTTCTCTTCTGTTTAAGTCAGGGACAAATTTTGCGTATTTCATATACACCGTAATGTCGCTTAATATTCTTTGTGAAATATCCATTTTTTTTTAATTTTTAAAATTGTGATTTAATTATTTACCGAAGATTGTGGCTTTTGTGACTCCTTTTCTTGTCGTTTTTTGATAAGTTCTTTTACCCTTTCTCTTTGTCTTTCTTCTTTTTGTTCTTCAAGTCCTAAAAATGTCATAGAACTTTCAGTGTCAATGTCAATCATTGCGTTATCGAACTTACAGTTTTCAAACACAATACCGTCATCCCCAATTCTTGATTTTGTTATGGCTATAGTTGCCAACTTTAACTCTTTTTGTTGTAGAGTTTTAGCGACTGAAATGATTACATGTCCCACTTGAGCCTTTTTAATTGATCCTCCCATTTGATCCGTAGTAACTACTTCTGAAGATATTGATGATCTATTACCTTGTGTTGCCGTCCATCCTACAAGATTCATTTCATGACACATAGCCTCAAATGCTCTCATTACAGACCCTTCACTTTTCCACTCATCACCCAAGTTTTTTTCAGGAACAATACAATCAATATAGTCTAAAACAATCATATCAATTTTAATTCCGTCAGAAACCATTTTTCTAATTTGGTTTTTGATCTGTAACATCGTCATAGTATCCGATGGTAACTTCTTCATAATTAACTTGTTTGGCATTGAATCCTCAATTTCTCTAACTTTAGCCATTACCTCATCTTTTTTCTCTGACAAATCGTCAGGATGAACTTTAGTCCATAGGGTGAAGTGTTTTCTTTGAATTACCTTTGGGTTATCCTCAAAAAAGATCTGTAAGACATTAAATCCAAGATTAAATGCGTGGTTTGCCATTTTGGTTAGAACCGTTGATTTACCAACACCTGTGGGTGCTAAGATAACACCAATTTCTCCTTTTGCCAAACCACCTTTCAACAATCTGTCAATACCAGGAATTCCCATTGGAATTGGATGTCTATAATCCTCTTCAAGAACTTGATCAAGGTTTGAAAATACATCTAACATGGATGTATCTTTAGCTCCAACTTGGAGTGCTGTCTTAACTAACTCTTCTAATGTGTCATAGTTCTCAAACTCTCCACCATCAATGATCTTTTGTGCCTTACCCATTACCTTTTGAAGTTCTTGTTGCTTACAGAATTTCAAGGCCTTTTCTTGTACGAAACCTACGCCATCGATAGGTGCGTCTTTAATTTTCTTAATTGTATCCAATACAATTTTTGATGCTACAGCTTGTTGTAATTCGGATTTAGTGATTTGTTCAAGTGTTTCAAACGAAGGTGTGTGATCATATTTAGTATAATACTCACGTATCATTTGAATAATAATTTTGAAGTATTTGTTTTCAAAATAATTATTTTCAATCACATTAATTATAGAATGTGAAAAGTCTTTATCTACAATGATTTGATTTAATAATTGTAACTGAAAAGTGTTTCCGAGATATTCAAAATTTTTACCTGTCGCCATATTTTTTTATTTTAAGTATTGATAAATAGTATCAATTTTTAATAAGTTGAGGGTAAAAATAAATTAAATTTTTTGATGAAAAAATGTCAGTCAACTTAGATAATACCGTTTTTAGTTTTGGGCGTAGGTCTACGGTATATCTTACCTTTGGTGGGTACACTTTGGCGTCGAACTGTCTATGACAAATTGTCATGTCTCCTACCCGAATAATTAGATTAAAATTTTCAGGACCATCGGTAATTGATGTATTCAACACTTCTGCGTTCTCTAAAATTTCATATTTATTTTCCAACATATAAACCACAGATCTCATTTTAAGATCATATTTTAATTCGTTACAAACATCTGTAATGTAGTTGTGTAAATTTTCAGATTTTGATGCTGCTTTATTAAAACCTCTTACATTAAAAAATCTTTGAACTACGATGTTGTCGTTACACATTAACAAAAATTCTAATTTTGTTATATCCTGCTCTTTCATGTTTTTTTACTTTTTTTTGTTTCTAAATTTTGTTTTTTCTTTTCTTGTTAGCTTTAAAAATGGTTTTAAAAAACTCACCCAAGCGTCGTCACCCTTTGGTAAGTATTTAAAAAACCCGTCCTCCATCATCATTCGAATTAGATTTCTATACCCTCTTCCATCTGGATCCAACGATTCAGAGTAATATAGTCCCACCAATTCTTTTTCCTCTTCATTTAAAAGTGGTTCATCCAAATCGACAAGTTTTTTGTTTATTTCAAAAAATTCATCTCCGAATATACCCTCTTTTGTTTTACCACTTAATAGGTTTTGAAGAGCAACATTTCCTTTTTCTTCTTTTAAGAGTTGTTCTCCTTTTTGTAAAATAAAGGACAATTCAACTCTATCTTCAAGTAGTTCAGGAAATAATTTGATTAATGTTTTTTCTCCCAAATAAAATATTCCATCAATATTGTCGGAACTATCTCCTGTGAGAATTTTAATTGTTTTAACATTATAGTATGGAACTTCAATATCGTGAAGTTTTATCTTGTTATTAATACCATAATATTTTTTTGTAGATGGCGAATAAATTGATACTTTTTCAGAGATAAGTTGAGTTAAATCCCTATCACTTGAGAATATCGTTTTCTCTTCATCTAACGACACTTTACAGTAATGAGCGATTAAGTCATCAGCTTCTGCATGTTCTGTTTCCAGTTGTCTTACAAACATCTCCTCGAGGTATTGTTTAACCCTTTGTTTTTGTTCTAAAAAAGACTCCTCTTTTGATTCGGTTTCTGATGATTTACGATTTAACTTATACTTTGGATAGATCAATCTTCTTTGTGAAGATGAGGTTTTAGAATCCCAAAACACAACAACTTTATTGTAATTATGTTCTTCTAAAAATTTTCGAAGAGTATTTAGAAAGTGCCAAACACCACCAACGTGTTTTCCATTATGGTAGAAATCTCTAACACCATGAAATCCAATTTTCAATAAATTATTTCCGTCTACTAATAATGTTTTAGACACTCTCTAATATCTTAAATGATTCTTACTCTACTTCTTCTTTTTCTGTTTTCAAATCAAAGTCACCATCAACTCCGATTATATCTTTCCAATAGTCAGCATATTCTTTCTTATACTTTTCTATTGATGCTTTCTCCTCTGTTGTATCTTTACCAGGTAAAAATCCGTGTGGTGTTACAATAATTCTTCCGTCTTCAAACCCAAGTCCATTGATGTGGTTTTTCATAACCGACACTTTTGTTCTTGATGCAAACTTCACAGTTCGTTTGTCTTTTGTTGCCGTGATCTTTGTTGTTCCTGCGCCCTTTTGATTACCAAATAAGAATACCAAAGAAGAGTTTAACCAAATTGCTTCACCACCTTTTGCTTTGATCTTAGGTTGACCAAATGGATTGTCAGGTAATTCCACCCAAGGCTGATTAACAATGATTAAGGTATTTTCATGTTTCGAATCAGATTTACGTGATCCCGAAATACGTTGGTTAATACCCATACCAATTTTGTCTGCCAAAGTGGAAGCGTTGTGTTGTTTTCCACCTTTACCTTCATAGGTCATTTTACAAGGAACTGACCCAACTGAATCCCACATAATACAAAGAGAATAATCTAATTCACCTTTTTCTTGTGCATCCAATAGATCATTAATGTAATCTGTAATTTGTTCAATATAACTAAAGTTATTGTTAAACAAAAAGAATCCGTCCCAAGTTAATTCACCTGTTTCCTCATCAACTACTTCATCACATTCAAATCCCATAAGTTTAGCGTGTTCAAAAGACCATTTTTGTTCCGTAATAATAAAAACAGGAAGTATTTCTTTCTTTTGAGCATCAACCGCTGTTTTGACTAATGCTGTTGTTTTTCCTGTATCTGAGTGACCCAAATACATATTAAGGTGTCCCATTGCAGGGCCAGGTAAACCAACCGCATCTAAAAAGTCAGAACCTAAGTCAAAGAATCTTTGTGGTTTATATTTTGCATCCGAAGAAAACTTTTTCTTCAACGAACTAAAATCATTCTTTTTTAGTGCCATTATACTTCGTAAATTTTAAAGTTTTTAATTGTGTCTAATTTGTCATTTGCATTTGTTAGTTGTTCAACTAAATTATCCATTTCTTCGGTGTGTTGTGGGTGTTCTCCAATACCAACTGAACTTGTGAAATAAACATAAAGTCTTGCTTCAGCATCTGCGATTTCTGCCTCATATTTTTTTATAAGGGCTTCTTTTAATTTTTCTGCAATAAATGGTTTCATAATTTCTTTTTTTAAAAATATAGACAAAAAAACGGGAACAATAAACCGCTCCCGTTACATTTTTTTTTCTAATTAATTAGAATGGTAATTCTTCATCAACTTCCTCGTTAACCTGTGGATCAGCAACTTCATTGATAGATTTTGGTGTTGGTTTTCCTCCCATAGAAACTTCAGATGTTTCATTGTTAGAATAAACATATCCACCTTTTTCAGAATCCCAACGTGGTGTTTCACCTCGAGCGATTGCTTCTAAATACTCGACAGGTTTTTTAGAATAAACATCTTCCCATGTCATTTCATTTGAAACCCACTCAGACATTTGAGTTTCGTCATCCGAAATTGGTGATGGGTCGTCATACATAACAGTTTGGATTACTGTGTATGTCGCACCTTTACCTGTTTTTGCCTTTGTTAATTCAAGAATAAGGTCTCGACCAGTATCAGGGTCTGTGATATCACCCTTTGCTTTCCAAATTGGAATAATTTTATCAAGGATTCCTTCTTGTTTGTAGTTGTGTTTGAATCTCCAAAATTTAACTCCATCTTGTTCGTTATCTCGATCGATAACTTTTACAATATAAAACTTACGAGCTTTATATTGTTTTGCCAATTCTTTATCAGCATCACGTCCTGTTGCCATAAGTTCTTCATAAACTTCATTCAAAGGTGAACGTTCATTATCATTTTTGGCCGGATCATAGAATTTTTGCCATTTACCATCAACTTGAACTTCGTGGAACCATACCTCTTTGAATGGGGATGATCCGTCTGTTGTTGGGAGAATTCGAACTCGTCTTTGTCCTTGTTTTTCATTGTCTTTCAAAAGAGCCGCGAAATATTTTTTCATTCGGTCTTCAGAAGACATTTTTGATGTAGAGCTTGAGCTACTTTGTGTGGATTTTTCGTACTGAGCCAGTACTGCATCTAATAGGTTTGTCGCCATGTGTGTAAAAAATTAAAAAAGTTTATATGTCAGAAATATAAAGGTAAAGTAATCAAATGTCAAATTAGTAGTAAAAAAAAAGGTCACAATTTGTGACCTTATAAATTACTTATAATAAACTTCGGGATCGAATGGTTCAATACCCGTATCAAATGATTTTTCGACTTCAGATGGGTTGTAATTTTCAACCTCATCGGAAGTTAATACATATTCGTTTTTTCCTGATTTTTCCATTTCAGGTAATTTGTCTTCAAAAAAGTCAGAAAGTTTTTGTTTAAAAGGACCTGAATCTAAAGATCTTAATTCTAATTTTTCTTCAGGAGTTTTTGGTCTGAATTTATCAACTTTAATTTCAATGTTATTTAATTTTTGAACTAGCTGATCCATTTCGCCCAATTTATTTTGTAATGTTTCTAATTGTGAAAATAAATTGTTGAAGTACTCTTCTTGTTTATCGGACATTGTTTTTTGAGTATCAACCAAATCAGTGATGTCAATTTCTTCTGTATCTCCTTCTTCACCTGTTACTTCCCCTTCAGCGCCAATTTCTTCAACATCAGGATCTGTTGTTGTATCAACAACTTGTGGTGCCGCTTCTGCAGGTGGTGCCGGAGGTGGTGGAGTTATAGCAGCGTCTGCCGGTGGAACTTCTCCTTCAGGTGCCGGTGGAACTTCTCCTTCAGGTGCTGGTGGAACTTGTTCCATGATATATTTGTTTATATCATTATATCTTCTTACTTCTTCTAATATCTTGTTACTAATACTCATTTTTTATCCGTTTAATAATGTTTTTATACCATGATTGGTTTCTACTTGGATCTTTTTAAAAGTCTTCATGGTGTTATCAACTCTTTCTATAAGACCATCTTTTATTCTTACGGTATAACAATCACCAGTATCCAAGTCACAAACTTGTTTTGTACCATTACCCATATCCTTTTCAGAAACTCTTGTATTTTTTCCAAGATAATTGTCTAAAATCAATTTTACGTTACTCATAGTTTTTTTATTATAAATATATGTTCGATTAAAAATGTTTTGTTAATTCAACGAATTATAAGTATTAAGTGCTCTTTGGAATTTTTCGATTAGTATATTTTTATCCGCTTGTGTCAAATCTGTCCAAATATTTAAATTTTTAGTGGTTGGGTAATATCTAACATAAGCCTCAGCTAACTCATTTGCTTGTGATCCTGCGGTAACTTCCCTTGACAACAATCCCGCAACTTTTGAAATTACAAAATCTAAAAATTTATTAAGGTCGATAAAACTAACAATTGGGTCGTTAATGTTTGTACCTCGATTAACACAATAGTATTTTCTATTAATATATTCAAAAAATGCATCCCCATAATATTGTTTCAAATCAATTGTACTATAGTTGTTTTCATAACTTTCGAATCCTTGTTGTGTTGAGGAATCAACATATAAAAACGTAAATAAAATTACCGAATATTGTTGTAATTGTGTTGTATAACCGTACTGACCTAATTTTTCAATTATGGTATTTTTCATTTGACCAAATGTAACTTTTGTTTTTGAAGGTGATTCAACCAATGTGAATCCTCTATAAAATTCTGTAATTGCCGAATTACAATCTTGATTTGCAGTAAGTGTCTGTTCAGCATTTATGTTAGACATTACTTTATTTTTTTCAGAAATAATGTTGTTAGGATCGCTAGCCTTTTTAGTCTCATTTTCTTGTATTTGTTCTTGAATACTAGTTAAAATCTTTTCGTTTAATGACTGAATAAAATTTTCTATTTTAGGCAAACTATAAAAAGGTTGTCTTATTCCTTCAAAAATCGTATCAAAACCATTTTCACTTATTCTATGTTTAACACTTGTTATCATGTATGGTCCCGAAAATAAAGGAATGTTTCTGATATTAAAATACATTGTTGGTTGTATCAACGCATTACCCATCATATCAATACTACATCGATAACTTCTATTCTTATATAGGTTATACAATGAAACACTTTGAGTTGAGGATCTTCTATTTCTCGACAAATTTGCCATTTGATTCAAAACTTCCAAAGACTCTGCGGTTGGTTTTCCAGGGTCTTGAGCCACATCGAATTGTTTGAATATTTGTTGGCTCTGTAATGTCATATCAACATTAAAACCTACGACTTTATTTGATCTCGCCCAATCTGTTTTATTTGCCTGATTCTCTAACAGTGGATTATCACTAGATCTTCTTAAATCAAAAGCATCATCTCTGTAACGATAATCTATATTTTCATTCATCGCCAAGTGTTCGCTAGGTTTGTTTGCATAAACACAAACATATTTTGGAGAACTATTTCTATAATCAACATTTAAAAATGTACCAAACATAGAATTTGCAAACTCGTCACTTCCATCAGGTCTTGGTACAGGATTTTTTTCGGCATTTTGTACATTATAAAAATTAATATAAGATGGTAACATATAAGTTACAAAATTGTTATACTTTAACACACTTTCAACAATACCCAACATTGTATTTTTGTATAACGAACCTTCAAGTAGATCTTTAATTTCAAAAATATCAACAAGAATTTTATTTCCAACATCCCTTGATGCCCTATCCAATAATAAAACATCTTCAAACAAAGTCTTATCTGTGAAATCATAACCTGAAATCCAAGTATCATTTAATGTTTTGAATGTTTCCCATAACTCTGTTCTGGTTTGTTCTGTAAATCCAGCCTCTAAATTTGCCCTAACATTACCCTCTTGTGATGAAATTATTACTTGAGGTAATTGTCTTCTAACAGACGGCATTAAAATAGATAAAACATTATTGAGATAATTTTTACTTTCAATTAGGTACTCGTCCATTAATGTGTAAAACTCACTTGCTGTTAAATTTGGTTTTGCAATTTTTTGAGTTGCAAATATTTTAATGATTGGTGCAAAATCTTGAATGTTTTTTTCATTAAACCCTACGTTCATAGTAATAAAGAAGTCCGTTATATAAGATCCATTATTACCATATTTAAGTTTTGGTATTTCTGAAAATCCTACATATTTTCTTAATGTTTTCCAAGTATCAGGATTTTGAGTTTCTGATTGTAGTAAAGTTGTACCAGGTGCGATTCCGTCACCAGGTAATGAATTTGCAATATATGGATCAATAGATATTGGTTCTTCTATGAATTGTGATGAAAATGTGAAAAAACTTCTTCTGTCAAATCCTGATGGGTTACCGTATTTGAAAACGACATTGTAGTCCAAAAAGTTTTTGATTACCGTTTGAAATGTTTCGTTTTGACTATTTGTGATATTTTCAAATAATGTTTGTGGTGTAGTCCCCACTGGAGTTTGCACTTTCATTAATTCCCTCATCAATTGTTGGAAATTTTTATATGCCTTATCACTTGGTGTCTCGGTCGAGTTTAGTGTTGTTACATTTTCTTGAGTTAAGTCAGAAACATTAAAATTTAATGTTGGTGGGATTGTATCGGTATAATCATATACTGACTTACTAAAGTTTAAAAATTCTTTTTCAAAAAGATCTAAAGTGTTTAAATCAAAGGCAGAAAACATTTCATCTATTTTAGAATATTGATTTTGGTCTCCTGTTATTCTAAAATTTTCTTGTCCCTCTGAACTATTATTTATATTTTTAAAGTATTGGTCGGGAGCACTTTTATCGACTTTATTGTCATTAAAGTATCCATACTGAGATGCGTTCCAATATAATCTTACCGAACCATTAAATACTGATTTATTTTGGGAAACTTCGGTCTTCATGATTCCATTTTTAAAACACTCAGAATAAGTTTGATTAATGTTAGCACCAAAAGAAGGGAATACAAAATAATCTTCACTCGTATTTCCTTTAACGGCCATAGACCAAGTGTTTAATCTTAATGTTCTTGTGATTTGACTTGGGTCGAAACCTTGAGGTTCATATATTCCTGAGTCTGGAGTACTAAACATCACTAAAGTTCCATTGTTTATCAAACTTTGTATGTCTGAAGAACCAGGACCAGTTATTATTGTGTTTAATACATTAAATGTTGTTGTGTTTGCTGATTGTGATGGTGATATCGTATAAGTACCAATACCACCTGTTGTACCTGTTACTTGAGATATAATAGTAGTTGTGCCCGAAATATTTGGACCTACAATTTGTGATCCTCCCGACAAAACATTATTACTAATAGAAATGACTTCCATTGTATTTCCTGTTATAGTACAAACACCTTGAACTATCGAACTTCCCGATAATAACTTGACTCCTTGAATGAACACGTTGTAATCATCCATAAGTTGCGGATAAAATCCAACATTCATATCTGTGAATGGTGCAACTCCAGTTGTCTGATCGCAAACAATATTTCTTTGAGTACCTCCAATTAATAATTGATATAGTTTTGTAACATCAGAATTTATTGGGTCATAATTTTTT